GTATCAACGTCAATACGTTGAGTGGGCTGATAGAGGACAAGGATCGGGTGCACCGATAAATGTCTTTGATGCTTCTAGTGATGTCTTAACCAAAACAACGAGAGATGATAATAATAAAGATCGACTCTCAAATGGTAATTATGTCGAAACTTGCGGTAATCATTATGTGTTATTGATAACAGATGAGGGTGATGCAACTCCGGCATTGATTACTATGAAAGCTACTCAGTTAAAGAAGAGTAGAAAATGGAACTCGATGTTACTAAATCTAAAACTAAAAGGTAAGAACGGTTTATTTACTCCTCCGTCTTACAGTCATTACTATCGTTTGAAAACAGTCAAAGAGGGTAATGATAAAGGTAATTGGTATGGGTGGGAGATCTCAAGAGAAGATCAACTACAAGATACTAATTATTACTCCATGGCTAAGACTTTTGCTGAAAGCGTAAGCAAAGGTGAAGTCAAAGTCAAATATGAACAGGAAACTGCTACAGAAGACCAGAAGGTTCCTTTCTAAATATACAGGGGCGGGCAACCGCCCCTTTTTAATATGGACGATAAAGTAAAAAAATTTAAAAGTATCTTTTACGGATTGGACAGAGCGTATGGACAATATGTTAGTGATGGACAGTCTGTTAACGGTAAGGCATCTGGTAAAGCTTTTATATTAAAACAACCTGTGACCGATCAACTATGGGTTGATCACATCAATGGTAAAGACCCTAGTCTAGGTATCATACCTATTAGAGATGATTCAAGTTGTATATGGGGTTGCATAGACATAGATACATACCCTTTAGATTTTAAAAAAATTATAGCTAAAATTAGAAAATTAGATTTACCTTTGGTCATGTGTAGATCAAAGAGTGGTGGCGCTCACATATTTTTATTTTTACGAGAGCCTACGCAAGCAAAGATTATTAGAGATAAATTAATAGAGTGGTCAGGACTAATCGGATATGCAAACTGTGAAGTCTTTCCCAAACAAATAGAGATTAGAGCAGATAGGGGAGATACTGGAAACTTTTTAAACTTACCTTATCACGGTGGTGATGATAGTATGCGACACGCATTTGACAATGACGGTCAATCAGTGACTCTTGATGAGTTTTTTCTCTTGTATGAGAAACATTGTGTCGGACTACAATACTTAAAAGATTTCAAACCCAAAGTAGAAAAACAAATAAATGATTTAGATGACGGTCCACCTTGCATAGCCACATTGATGTCACAAGGTATACCTGAGGGTGGTAGAGATAATACTTTATATCAGTATGCAGTTTACGCTAAAAGAAAATGGCCTGAACAATGGCAAGACAAAGTTGATGAGTTTAATCACAAGTATATGGAAAGACCTCTTAGTTCATCACAAGTTCAAAAGACAATCAATCAACATGAAAAAAAAGATTATCAGTATAAGTGTAAAGACCAACCTATGTGTTCTGTGTGTTCTCCGATACAATGCAGAGCAAAACAATATGGTATAGGAAATTCTTTTCAACATCAGGTTAGTGACTTAACAAAGTTTGAAAGTGATGAGTCTACTTGGTTTCTAAACATAGACGGAAGAAGATTAAAATTATCTACAGAGCAGTTGTATGATCAACACAGATTTAGAAAAGCTTGTTTGAATGAAATTAATATCTTACCTAATATTATGCGTCCACAAGATTGGGATAATAGAATACAATCCTTATTGCAGGTTGTAGAGGTTATACAAATGCCTCATGAGATAACAAAGACCGGTCGATTTGAAAATTTATTAGAAAGATTTTTAGAAGATCAAGGTGAAGCAGAACACATAGATGAGATAGAAATGGGTAAGGCTCTGTTTGAAGATAAAGAATATGTTGATATAATCAAAGAGAATGGAGTAGAAAAAGAAGTTAAGATACAAAAGATGACCGCTTTCTTTAGGTCAGATTGGCTGCAGAAGTTTTTAAAGAAGAATGATTTTAAAGATTTTAGTGCCACAGAGATGACTGCGCATATTAGAAATAAATTAGGTGGTGGAGACATACGACGTAAGGTAAAAAATAAAACTACTTATCTGTGGTATCTACCATGGCAAAAGAAAAACGATGATGAGTTTAAAACTCCTGATATGAGGGAAGAGGCTCCGTTTTGAGAAACATCATATTCGGACCACCAGGCACAGGCAAGACCACACACTTGCTCCGAATAGTTGAAAAAGAACTACGAGAAAATAAAGTATCCCCTAATAAAATAGCTTATCTGGCGTTTACAAATCAAGCTGCCGATGAAGCTCTATCAAGAGCTATCTCTCAATTAAACTATAGCACAAAAGACTTCATGAACTTCAGGACGCTACATAGTTTGGCGTACAGAGAGTTACACTTAAAAGAAGAGAACATCATGAGTGATGAAGATTACAGAGTGGTCTCTGATAAACTACAAATTAATTTAAGTAATCCGAACAAGAACACCGAAACATACGGCGCTGGTTTTCCTGATGATGTGTTCATGAAAGTTATTGACGGTGCAAAAGTTAGAGGACTGACCACAGAAAATTTTTTTCATGATCCTACCGTAGGTCACTTGGAGGGTGGTTGGTTAAAATTAAAATACATAGACACGGCACTGAGTCAGTACAAAACAGAAAGAAATAAATTTGATTTGACTGATTTGATCGTTGAGTTTAATAAAAAACATTACGACACAGTTCCTCATTTTGATGTTGTTATCATAGATGAAGCACAAGATTTAAGTTGGTTGCAATGGAAAATGGTAGAAAGAATTATTGAAAATAGTAAAAGAGTCTACGTCGCTGGTGATGATGATCAAGCAATCTATCGTTGGGCTGGAGCTAGACCTGAGTATTTAATTAACATGGAGGGTCAAAGAACAGTTTTAAATAGATCTTATAGATTATCTAAATTAATTCATCGTCACGCAAACAAACTAATTACAAGAATAACTGACCGAGTAGAAAAAGAGTGGACGTCTAGAGATGATCACGGTGAGGTAAACATACATCCGATTGAACAGTTGCAAAAAATGAAAGAGGGTCAGTGGTTAATCTTAGCGCGAGATAGATACAGATTAGATAAGCTAGAAGATGATTTGAAAACATATGGTTATTACTATAAAAGAGGCGATAAAACTTCTATTAATAAAAAAATTCATGAAGCCATTGTGGGTTGGGAGGATTTACGAAAAGGTAAAGAAATAACTATCAAAGGAGTAAAAAGTTGCTATGCTTACATAAAGACAGGAGAAGGAGTTGACGCTGAACATAAGGGTATGAAGAAAGCAGATAAAGAAAAATTATACAATTACGAAACCTTAAAGAAAGATTTTGGACTTAAAATAGATAAAGAGTTACCGTGGTTTAAAGCATTGGTGAATATACCAGCGTCGAAGTCTATTTATGTCAGAGCAGTTTTACGTCGTGGTGAGAACATAAGACACGAACCACGGATCAAGTTATCGACAATACACGGATCAAAAGGTGGAGAGTCAGATAATGTTATGTTGCTAACAGACTTATCACGTAAAGCAGATGATGAGTATTGGAAGCATCGGGATTCTGAGCGACGAGTTTTTTATGTAGGAATGACACGCGCTAGAAATATATTAAACATAGTTCGATCACAATCGGACAGAGAATTTTCGGAGGCTTTTTAATGTCATTTGTAAACGTTGTGATAAAACAACTGGATATAACTATTAAACAGATTTCTAAAGTCAGAGCGGAGGGGACAAAACTTCGACGTGATGATTTAGATAAAGCCGTAAAGGTTCTAAAAAAAGATTTAGAACAGTTGCGATTAGACTTACAACAACTAAAGGAGAAAGAAGATGCAAAGTGATAAATGCTTACAAGAAGCTCTTAGATTAGTAACAGGACCCAGAGCACATGACTATGGTGATAAAACTGTTACTCATTGTAATATTGCTGCTTTATGGAGCTCTTATCTAGGTAAAGATATTTCTGCTCATGACGTTGCGATGTGTATGCTATTATTAAAAGTGGCTAGAATAAAACACAAAGCAACTCCAGATTCTTACATAGATATTGCTGGTTATGCTGCAATAGCTGCTGAAATAGAAAAAGAGGACTAATGACTCAAATGCCTCTGTTTCAACCACCTAGCGAGTGGACGCCACCTGAGAAGGTGCCTGACTTATCAGAGGCAAAAGAAATAGCCATAGACTTAGAAACTTGTGACCCTAACATAAAGACTATCGGGCCAGGCTGGCCAAGGGGAGACGGTTTCATTGCGGGTGTTGCCATAGCCGTAGAAGGTTGGAAAGGATATTTTCCTATTCATCATGAAGGTGGTGGCAACTTTGACGAGAAAATTATTAAGCGTCAGATTAAAAAAATTATGGAGCTTCCCTGCGATAAGATATTTCACAACGCTTCTTATGATGTAGGGTGGCTTCGTTGGTGGGGTATTGAAGTTAAAGGTAAGATCATAGATACTTTAATCGCTGCTCCTCTCATAGATGAAAATAGATTTCGATACTCTTTGAATGAGCTAGGTAAAGATTATTTAAAAGATACAAAGTCAGAGGGTTTGTTGTATGAGGCTGCAAGAGAATGGGGTGTCGATGCTAAAGGCGAGATGTATAAATTACCACCCATGTATGTGGGTCCTTATGCAGAACAAGACGCTGATCTGACGTTGAGATTATGGCAATACTTCAAAGTAGAATTAATTAAGCAAGAGTTATCAAGTATCTTTGATCTCGAAACACGGCTCTTTCCTTGTTTGTTAGACATGAAAACAAAGGGTGTGCGTGTCGATTTACAAAAGGCTAGTCACATCAAAGTAGATTTAAGTAAAAAAGAAAAAGATATTTTATATCAAGTTAAAAAAGATACAGGCATAGATGTCGATATATGGGCTGCTGTCAGCGTCGCCAAAGCGTTTGATAAATTAAAAATAAAATATGAAAGAACTGCTAAGTCTGGACAACCTAAGTTTGATAAAAATTTTTTAACAACTCACAAACATCCTCTGGCACAAATGATTGTTCAGGCCAGAGAGTTTAACAAAGCACGCACGACTTTTATTGATACGATACTTACACACGAACACAGAGGTCGGATACATGCAGATATCCATCAAATGCGTAGTGAGAGTGGTGGCACCGTTACAGGAAGGTTTAGTTACAGTAATCCTAATCTCCAGCAGATTCCAGCCAGAAACAAGGACATCGGACCCATGATCAGATCAATCTTTGTTCCCGATGAAAAATGTCAATGGGGTAGTTTTGATTACAGTCAACAAGAGCCAAGAGTATTAGTTCACTTTGCTGCATTGACTGGCGGTGGATTAAAAGGTGCTGATGAAGTGATTGAATCTTATAAGCACGAGGATCCAGACTTTCATCAAGCCGTCGCTGATATGGCTGGTATTGATAGAAGAACCGCGAAAACAATCAATTTAGGCATGATGTATGGCATGGGTAAGGGTAAACTTGCTAGTGAATTAGGATTAGATAGAGATGAAACAGAAGATTTATTTACACAGTTTCACGCTAATGTTCCATTTGTAAAACAATTAATGGAACAGGCAACACGGAAAGCAGAGAATGTAGGGTTTTTAAGAACGTTGTTAGGTCGTAAATGTCGATTTGATACATGGGAACCGCGAGCATTTGGAATACATAAACCCTTACCGTTATGGCAAGCAGAAAAAGAATATGGTCGTGACTTAAAACGTGCATGGACTTACAAAGCCTTGAATAGATTGATACAAGGGTCAAGTGCTGACATGACAAAAAAAGCTATGGTAGATTTATACGAGCAAGGTATCGTATCTCATATTCAAGTTCACGATGAATTAAATTGTTCTGTTGAATCTGAAAAAGACGCGGTAAAAATTAAAGAAGCTATGGAGAACACGGTAGAATTAAAAGTGCCGTTGAAAGTGGACATGGAGATAGGACCGTCATGGGGAGAAATCAAAAAAGGGTAATTGGTGATGTCAGTGAATATAAAGCGGTTATAAAATTTTTAGAAGAGGGTTACGAAGTATTTAAAAACGTATCTAGTTCTGGCCCCATTGATATGGTATTAGTTCACCATGAAACCGGAGAGGTTAGATTAATAGATGTCAAGACAACATCACGCAGGACAAAAAGTTGGCGGCCAGGATCGAAGATTGTTAGACAACGGACCAAGGAACAGATAAGGTTGAAGGTAGAGTTTGAATACATTGAAAAAGAATAAATGTTAAAATATTTTTTAATTGGTTGGATGTGTGTAGGCACAGGCACGGATACAAAATGTTTAAGAGTAGCATCCGAAGTAACTCATCCTAATTATGAGGAGTGCAATGAATATTATCAATGGGTGCAAGATGACCTTGAGGAAGAAGAACTAAATGGATATGTCACCTTATCATTTAATTGTGTTCAAGCCGCTAGTTTAGAGGATATTTTATACAAGCAAGAAACATAGATAGTCCTTGACTATTAGGTATTTTCCCATATATACCTATTAATATATGAAATATAATAAATATTTTAGGAGAAAGAAATGACAGATATATCAAAGTATAAATCTGTAGCTATAAAAATTGATGTGTACAACAAGGCAAAGCCCATGGCACAGAAAAAATATATGTCTATGGGTTCTTATTTACATTATTTAATAGACAAAGAACACGAACAAGAAAGTAATCAACCAAATTTACAGAATGGAGAAGACCACGATGTCAGATCAACAGATCAGAGATAACGTTAGAAAAGCATTATACGTATCAGTTTTAAATAAAATGATAGGAGACTTATCAGAGTTAGAGGCAAAAGAGGTTTTATTAGTTAATACTTGTAGTTATATTACAAGTGCAGAACACGA